GCTAACGCCAAGGAACTCTTTCTAAAGACGTTTACGGGCGAAGTCCTTACAGCTTTCAATACTAACAACATCGCAATGCCATTACACCGTGTACGCACAATCTCTTCAGGTTCTAGCGCACAGTTCCCACTAACAGGTATCGCTACTACTGCAACTCTTGTGGCTGGTAACGAGGTAGTACCAAGTGCTATCGCTCACAGTGAGAAAGTAGTTAACATCAACGATCTTCTAACTTCTTCCGTTTTCATTGCGAAAATTGATGAAGCAATGAACCACTATGATGTTCGCTCTATCTACTCTACTGAGATCGGTACTGCTCTAGCTAAAGCTGCGGATACAGCTGTATTCTCTGCTGTCGCTGCTGCAACTGACGATACTGCTGAGTACGCTCAAGGTGCTGCCCAGAACAATGCTGATATTGAAATTGCTGGTGCTCCTTCTGCTTCTACTGGTACTGACGTAGCCGATGCTATTTTCAAAGCTCTAGAAGCTCTAGATACTAAGAACGTAACTGGTGAGAAGTCTGTTGTACTTGATGCAGAAACTTACTACAAAATGTTCTCTGGCTCTAACTCTAACATCGCTGGTGTAATGAACAAAGACTTCGGTACAGGTGGTAACTTGAACACTGGTACTGTTCCTTTGATTGGTGGCGCAAAAGTGTATATGTCTAACAACCTACCTTCAGGTTCTAAAGGCTTAGTATTCACTAAAGATGCTGCTGCAACAGTTAAGCTATTAGACTTAGGCGTTGAATCAGAGTACCAAGTTTCACGACAAGGTACACTAATGGTAGCTCGTTATGCTATGGGTCACAGCTCATTGCGTCCTGAGTGTGCTGTTAAACTGACTAACGCTTCATAAGATTAGTTTAGTAAACTTTAAGAACACCTCCTTCGGGGGGTGTTTTTTCTTTATTTTTTCATTGAGGTAAACATGACAACTCCAACAACACAGCTTCAGGCTGTAAACTCTATGCTCTCGACCATTGGCGAAGCACCAGTCAACAGCTTAAGTTCTGGTTTAGTTGATGCTGAAACGGCTGAGACTGTACTCAATGAAGTTTCAAGAGATGTTCAGTCATTTGGCTGGAACTTCAACACTGAGCCAGATGTACCAGCAGCTAAAGATTCTAATGGTAAGATACCACTGGCGGCAAATGTCTTACGGGCTGACCTAGCTAGTTCAGTAAATAAGTACAGAAGCAACAAGAATGAATACGTACAACGTGGTCTGTTCATGTACGACAAAGTACAACACACAGACATCATCAATAAAGATTTAAAACTAGATATTGTCTATATGCTAGACTTCACACAGATACCAGAAGTAGCAAGACGATACATAACAATTAAAGCTGCACGATTATTCCAAGAAAGAGTAGTCGGTAGCGATAACCTCTCAGCCATGAACAGAGCTGATGAGCAACAAGCCCTATTCGCTTTGAAGGAAATGGAAAGTGAAAACGGGGACTATAACATATTTGACGATGGAGGCACGTATAGTGTTCTTGATCGCTCAGTCGGATATAAGGTGATCTAAATGGCTTTAGTTTCTAAAAGCATCCCCAACCTGATTAACGGGGTGTCTCAACAATCCCCAAGTCTTCGCTTGGAGAGTCAAGGAGAAGAACAAGAAAACGGTTTATCAGATGTGGTTGACGGTCTTAAGAAACGCCCACCCGCTGAGTTTATAAAGACTCTTATTAAAGTAGAATCTTTACCAACGCCTGTTTCTGGTATTTATATTAACTACTTTGGTACTGGAACTCCCGTCACCGCCCCTATATATGCTAATGAATACACTTGGCACACTTATAAAAGAAGCGATGATGAGTTGTATACTGTTGCGGTTGAAATTGACCAAGCAGCCCCGATTGTGCTTGTATACGATGAAGAGGGTAATTTACGCTACCAATCAAATTTTGGTAGTTTTAGACCAAGCGGTGATGTGATTAACCTGAACACACACAACACAAGCACCTATCTAGGTAATGCGTCTAAACTTAAGTTCACTACAGTTGCAGATGCCACGTTCATCGTTAACACTGATAAAACAGTAGGTCTTCCCAGCACTAGCCAAGGAGTACTGACACACGATACTAGAAAGTCTTTGGTTTACCTCAAGAGTGTAAATTACGGGAGAAACTATAACGTCACATTACTTAATTCAAGCGGAACTGCTTTTGCGACTAGGACAACGTCTACAGTAAAACAAATAACTACCGTTAGTACTGGTGATCAAACAATAAATTCAGATGTTCTCAAAACGTCCACAGTAATTAACGGACTGAGGGGCATCGCATCAGCCGCTGATGTTTCACATGTATATCCAGCTGGCGCTGTTGAATTGCCTTATTTTGTTTTAAGGTCTAATACCTCTCCTTATACAATTAGAGTTTCAGATGATGACGGGGGTGTGAACCTTAAAGCATTCAGAGGCACTGCTAAATCGTTTACAGACTTACCCAACCAATGCGAGGATGGTTTTGTCTTAGGCGTTGTAGGAGATAACCAAAAGAAAGAAGACGATTTCTATGTTAAATTTGAAGGTGAAGGTGGTTCAGGTTTTTGGAGAGAGTGTGTAGCTCCTAATGTAAATAACGGTATTAACGCCTCCACCATGCCACACCAACTAATACAGAACGCTGACGAAAGTTTCTCATTCCAGCCTATATCTTGGGACAACCGTAAGTGCGGTGATAATGACACTAACCCTTTCCCTAGTTTTATAGGGAACAAGATAACGGATATATTCTTCCACCGAAACCGCCTAGGTATTCTATCAGGAGAGAATGTAATATTTAGTGAGGCAAGCGGCTACTACAACTTCTTCCGCACAACAGTACGCTCCTTATTAGACTCAGACCCTATTGATGTGGCAGTGAGTCAGAACGAGGTGTCCGATCTTAAAGCAGCCTTACCTATTCAAGATAACTTACTACTATTCTCAGCTCTAAACCAATTTACGCTTTCATCAGATCAGCTATTAACACCAGCAGAGGTAACAATAGAGCAGTCCACAAGGTACGAGAGTGACCTTACGTCTGATCCTGTAGGTTCAGGTACTAGTGTTTTCTTCGCTACACGTAATGGTGACTATGGTGGGGTAAGAGAGTTTATCACAAAAGATGACGTAGAGGTTAAGGATGCGTTAAACATTACATCCCACGTTCCTAAATATCTTAAAGGAAGAGTAAGGCAGATGGTTACATCTCCTAACGAAGATATGCTCGTAGCTTTAACAGATGATGGAACTTTTGATTCTAAAAAAGACTTGTATATTTATAAATGGTACGACAACGGTCAGGAAAGATTACAAAGCTCGTGGTCTAAATGGACGTTTGATGACCAAGTAACTCACGTATTCTTCACTAACAACTTAATCTACCTTGTCTTTAGAAATGGTTATTTTGATAAAATTGATTTAACCTATGACACTTCTAAACCGCACCTCGACCATTTAACTATAATAAACAGGGTAATCGCAGCTGCTGCTAATAATAATGTGGGAGAACCTCCTAAGTGGTATGATCAATTTGCTGGGGACAATTTACAGGCGGTAAGTTTGGACGGGCAGCATTTAGGGCGATACGCAGCTGCTGATGCAGATTACACGGAACCTTACGCTGCTAGTTCGATTGTTTCTGACGATCTTCTAGAATACTTAGATGATAATGATATATACATAGGCAAACCTTATACCTTTAAATACAAACTCTCAGAGCAAGTGTTTAAACCAGTACAGGGTGACGCAACACACTTGGCTAGATTCCAGTTAAGAAAGATTGCCTTTAACTTTAGTGACACAGGTAGCTTTGAGGTCGCTGTAGAGTCTTTAGGGAAGCCTGTTAAGACCACAGAGTTTACAGGTAATATTCTAGATGCGACTTCCGTCTTAGATCAAACAAGCATCGTTGACAACGGTTCGTTTGAGGTAGGCGTACAAGCACAAGCATCACAAACAGACATAACAATAACCAACGACACGCACCTTCCCAGCACGTTCCAAAGTGCAGAGTGGGAGGGGTACATCGTACTACGAAACCAGAGACTCTAAATATGACACACTACTATAGAAAAGCAACATTTCAGGATTGTCGAGAACTAGCCCCAGCTATGCGTGAACAAGACGCTAAGGAAGTAATGGCTAGTAATGGGCTTACACCCTTAAGGGCATTACAGGAAAGCTATAACGCTTCTGCTCCTGAATGCTTTAGTATCATCCATGAGGATGGTGATGTAGTGGGAATGTTTGGGTTGTCTGATTGTGGTATATTTGCAAGTCCTTGGTTGTTAGGTTCTCATAAACTACCTGAGACCAAAAAGGTGATGCTACCAGTTTCAGCAAAGTGGGTGGAGGAAAAGAATGACCAACACCCACTCTTGCTTAACTACGTACACGCAGAAAATACAGTATCGATGAGATGGTTAAAAGCACTAGGCTTTCAGTTCATCAAACTAGAAAAAGAATACGGAGTAGGAAAACAACCCTTCTACCAATTTGTGAGGATAAAAGAAAATGTGTGATCCAATAACAGCCATAGCTACAATAGCAAGTAGTGGTGCTACAGCCACAGCAGCCGTGGGTTCAACAGCAGCGATAGCTAATGTTGCAGCAGCTACAGCAACACTAGGGCAATTCGCTAGTGTGGCTTCAGGTGTAATGGGAGTTGCTTCCGCTTCTCAAGCGCATAAAGCTCAAGAAGCACAAGAAGCCTCCAACAGACAGAACGCCCTACAAGCACAAAAAGATGAACAACGACAACTTAACATACAGGCAGCTCAGGAAGACACAGCGGCTGCTGAAAAGAAACTACAAACAGATTTAGATACAAGAGAGATGGCGGCACGAGCAACTGTAGCTGGTGCTGAAAGCGGTGCAATCTTAAACAACAATGCAGTAATCCAAGACATAGAACGTCAGGGTCTAATTGCTAATACTGTTGTCGATAGAAATTTAGGCAACACCATGCAAGACCTACAAGAACAGCGACTAGGTTCTAGATCAAGAACTCAGTCCAGAATCAACTCAGTGTCCAAACCAAGCTCTACAGCGACAGGCTTAAAGATAGGTCAATCAGTCCTAGGGGCTGCTCAGGACTACAGTAATTATTCATAGGAAAAACTAAATGGCAACCTCAATAGATAAATCAGTAAATTGGCGTAATGCTGCGGCTGCGCCTGATTATCAGGTTACTGCTCAACGAGTGGATACATTCGTTCAAGGTGAAAGAAATACCAAAGGTATGCAAGTGGCTGCGGCTCTTGACTCTGCTGCTGGTACTGTTTCACAAGTTGGTAAGAAACAAATGGCAAAGTTAAGGCAGGAGCAAGAGGCTTCTCTGTCAACAACGAAAGCTCGAGTACAGCAAGAGCTAAAAGACGGCACAATAAAAAGGATTGAGCAGAGTAAAAACTATACAGTCCTCCCTGAATACTTACGCATACGCTTGGCACAGGGCATTGGTACGGATGATGATGCTGTAATGTATAACGATATGCTCACAGCTTATAATAAAGACCCTAACATTGCTCTTACGGATGAAGCCTTAGAGAATTTCTTAGGTCAATACAATGTAGCAGTAGACGGTAAAGATGGATACAACATACACCGACAAGCAGCACAACTAGACTCTTTAAATAAGAACAAGATAAAGTTTCGTGCCGATGCTCAATCAAAACGCACTGCACATAATGAAAGGATGTTAACGGATAGACATACTAAAGATGTGACCAAAATCTTTATGAACGACACTGTTGATGAGGCTGGTAACAAAGTAATACTAACTGGTAAACAAATGTGGGATAAGGTAACTGAGTTAGATAAAACCTTAACAGGTCTCGATAACACAGCCAAGAATAAAATTTACTTTGAGGTTGCTAAAGAGGTAGCCGAAACGACAGGTAACACAGATATACTTCAAGATCATAACATAAGTAACACTGATTTTAAGAACCCCTTATTTGGTATTATTAACTCACAAGTTTCTTATAAAATGGAACAGCGAGCTAGAGCCACAAAGACTTACACCGATCAACAAACGGCTTTAACAAAAAAGCTAAATTATGATAAAGCAAGAAGCGAAGCTGCACAGTCTTTAATTGATACAGGAACTATTAACTTTGATGATATAAAAGACCCAGAGCTTCAGCTTGAATTAGTACAAATAATGCAGCAACCTATAGTAGGTACAGAAGCCTCCAATAAAAAGTATAACGAAGTTAAGGATAATGTTCGGTCAATGATCTATGGTATTACACCTTATAAAGGTGATGATGACGTAGTAAGAGAGCCTAGTATGAGTGATATGCGTAAGCTTATCTATAATACAAAAGGCATGGATATGGCTGAAAAGAAAAAGCTAGATGACGAGTTAGAAGGTTTTTACACAATGTCTGGTGTTCTTGAAAGCCCAACGTATAGAAGAGCTGTTGCCCCCTCTATGGTAATGTTACAGAATAACCTGTTCGATACGTTTGATGACGGGTTAGACGGCAGTAATGTTCTTGTCGGTCAAATCACCGCACAGATACAAGATGCTTTTGTTAGGCTTTATCAAGAGGCAGAGGCAGACGGAGTTGTGAAATATTCAGAGGAAGTAACAATCAGAGAAGAGATAGAAAAAGAGGCAGCGAGAATCTTAAAGATTAATAAGGACAATACCAACAGCACTGATAGTTTCAGTAACGCTATGTCGGGCATGAACTTTGATGATGACGATGTTGTCGATACAGATGACGTTGTTGTAGAGCCTCCAGTAAAAGAACCCACGCTTAGGCAGGGTATTATAGACAAGGATGATCCTAAAGATAACAACCCTAGAATTGAACAGTCTAATACTAAACCTGATGATTATAAAGTAACAGCAAAAGGCGAAACAGCGGCTTACTCTATCTCGGATGAAAACTCAGAAAGAAGTGTAAAGATTGAACAAGAAGCAGAGACTGAAGCTACAAAAGCTTATGAATTAATGAGTGATAAATATGGGTTTAACGAAGAGTCTGCTACTTTTGATCTAGATACTGAAGTAACGGCTGGCATAGAAGCCGCTATTGAGAAGTTTAACAACAGGACGATCAGAGGCAAGAAGAAAGCTACCCCAGCTAACGAAGGTAACATACGAAGCATAATAATTGATGAGTTGGGATTGAACAATATTAAGGCTTTCGACTACGGAGATAACTTAGTTACTCCTGATGATGCTGCTGACACTGCTGGTGAGATAGCTGTTCAAAGGCTTGTAGACCAAATGCTAGAAAAATACGGAGGCTAATATGGCTGATTACACACCCTTTGGTGTAGTCGAGGAAGATTTAGATCATACCAAACTACACAAGAAAAGGCACTGGGTAGAAGGTTCTCTTAGACTTTACCACGTAAACCACAACGCTTTACCAACAGAACAAGACTTGGAAGATTATGAAGGCAACACCTTTCAAGAAAAGATAGCTGATTATGGTTTAAAGCAGATGGCTGGTTTTAATTTTAACATTACAGACCAAGCTATTGACACTTATACTATTACACAAAAAGGTGATCAGAAAACTAAAGAAGCTTTTGTCTATATGTTAGATCAATATGACGAAGTTAACTCTAGCTGGCACACAGCAAAGCAAGCTGGTTGGGAAATGTTAACTGATGCTACTAACTGGTTAGGTATTGCTACACTAGGTACAGGGGCTGTTGTCTCTCAAGCTGCTAAACTAACAGGCAAAAAGATTGTTAAAGAAACCTTAAAAGGACAA